GACAACTAGTACCAGACGTCCCCTTTCGGCCGGAGCCAAGATCTACCTAAGAAACAATGAACATCTATTCTCGTACAATCAACTGAGCTACTACCGATTCGTCCACAACTTTATTACTCATACCAAGCCATTGTCTAAACAGAGAAAAAGGAATTTTATCAATAGCAACCTGATTCATATAATAATACGCATGCAACATTAATTCTACAACAGGGTCCGCACGCTTAGATAATATAGAACGACTATCAATACTATTATAAATTACACAAGAAAAATGTCTGATAGAAATGCGTGATAGTTCACTTTCAGTGTGAGCAAAGAAAATAATCGGTTTATGAAGTGTTTCACGAACACGAAAATATTCCATACAGCCCTCAATAAATCTTGGGTAACCGATTGCAGGGCTATCAGCTATTTCAGTAAACACTTTACCAAATGTAGTTAGTGTGTCATTCCATCGGTGTGTTACGTATGGAAAAGTTAACACTTTATTTATATCTCGCTTCTGTTTAGTTAGTGAATACATTATAACATTAAAATATGATATTCCTCTGTCTTCTTCTAGTACTTCGCTAACGAGCCTATTAATATGATCCTGTGAAAGTTCAATGGTACTGAGAGTATTTTGATTAACCTCTTTATGAATATAAGCAACTTTAGAAACAAACCATCCATATGCATCACTGTCGATAACATTAAAGCCAATTTCCTCCAATTCCTTGCGAAGTACGGTTTTACCAGATCCTTTATTAGCTACTACCCATATAGGCATTCTTTCTCGAACAGCATCTTTGAAATTTTCAGCCATCCTTTCTCTAGAAAAGGTCGAAAATGAGGTTGCAATAGGTCTACCAATACGCATAGTATATTCTGCTCCACTCTCAAAATAGGGAACCATTTGATATTCTGAAAAACTTGAAACATAATTCATTATAAAATGTTTAATCTTTTCCGTCCCGTACAATCTAAACTTAGATCGTGGCGCAAGATTAGTAAAAACCCATCCATTAAAACGAACGTTGACAATTCCACATGTAGAGATTGCAATCTCAGTGGGCATTACACCATTCATTATTTCATTTTCAATCTTAGGAACACGAACTAGTTTCATTCGGTTTAAAACACTTTGGACGTAAACCGGATAGCTTTCAATCTCATTAGTAGTGTCAGTTAGATAGTACTGATAATAAATAGGAGTGAAATCAACATTTAACAGCATTTTAATAAAACTATTCCCTTTAACATAATTACCTGTATATTCGTAACACTCAAACGCAAATGAAATGTCTTCTCTTTTTTGAAGCTTAACGACGTTACCTTTAGCACATTCAGTCTGAATACTTTCATTCAATAACGCGAGAGGATCTACTCTCTTTGATTCATCGAGTATTTTTCGTTCGAGTTTAATAATATTATTTAAGAATTGTTTGTTAGTACTAGATTTATATTTCATCGGAATTCCATTACCTGAAAATTGTATGATAGTACCTGGATTTTGAATACCATTATCAGACTCTTCAGCTTCATCAAAATCAACAACGACGTAATGAGTATTCTTAGTTTCCAGATCAACTTTAGTTTGAATGTCATTCATGATTAACCCAAAACCGTATTTCTTAGTTATATTATTGAAAACATGAGGGGGATAGTAAATACCACGTTGCGTGCCCGTGAAAAGACGATACCACATTAAATCAAGATTTTTAGCCGTATAGCCGCGTTTTTGTGCATCTTGTATGTTCAAACTTTGTAGATATCTTTCATGATGTGGCATATAAGTTACTCGGAGTAGTACTGCATGTTGGGAATTGTATGAACTATAGTAACGTTTAATGTCTACTGGAGAAGGTTTGTTCAATAATTTAGTATTTGATCGATTATTGTATTTGTTCTGTCTAAATCTATTGATAAAAATCGGAAATATTAGATCTGTGATTGTTTCGAGATGTTCCATTGTTAAATACGTAAGATCTGCTTTCTGTCTGGTATTGACT